TATTCATAGACTGAATGACTATAGGATAGGAATAGTAAGTTCATCACCAAATGGAAATAAGTGGTTAATAACTACTAGAATGTATATAGCTGGGGCCGTGTTGCCTGAGAACATCAGAAGTACTATCCAAGACTTAAATATTATAGTAACCGCTCTTAACTATGCTAACTTTTATACAGCAGAGCATATATCTAGTGCCGTGCAAGATTTATATATTGGATGTGCCAAACCGATAAGTCCATTCATAGTAGACGTTACTAATATAATGAACGAGACTACCACACTATACGTAACATTCAGTGAAGAATTGTTTGAAACATTAACAGGTAAACAAAACCACTTTGCTCTTACAGATGCTAATAATGTATCTTACCAGATACTTTCTACGAAAGTAGGTGAAACACAAGCTGAGTTGGTTCTTATTACAGATAATTTTGCAGCGGCTAAGAATCCTATGTCATTAGTGTATAACAATGGGGTAACTGTTGATAATCTTGTACCGGCTCTAACTGTTGTATCGAATAATGTACATTTTGCTATACCAAATACTACGGTACCTTTCGAAGCTTTAAAAGAACCTCCTACAGGCCATGCTAGCGAGAATATATCAGTCAAAGATGTATCAGTAACATTCATAGCTACTCAGGTTTATTATAGAGATAGATATGGTACAGAGAATATTTCAGCCAACAGCAACATGGTTTCAATTATTGTTACTAATGTTGGTACAGAACCACTATAAGGAGGTAAAAGAGTTATGAAAGTAATTCAAAACGTTTCAATTCATAATAAGTTTGACATTGAAGTTAGAAACGCTATAACAGGCGAACTTAAACAAGAGGTAACAGCATATAACATAGTTCTTAATTCTATGTGGACTAGGTTAGTTAACTTCAATTCATACTTTACTAACATTCACTTCGGCACTGGTAATGGTTCATTAGACCCTACTCGTACTACGCTATTTACCTGGCTAGGGCAGAAGGCAGCAACTAATACAGAAGTAATTAAAGAGCTACCTGTATCTAGTTGGAGACGACAAATAGTTCTAAACCCTGAGGAGTTTGTAGGTCAGAACTTAACTGAGGTAGGAATAGCGTACGGCACAGGTTCTTCTAACCTTGTTACGCATGCAATGCTTAAGGATGCCGAAGGTAATCCTATCAGTATTCTGAAAACTGGTACTGATGTTGTCACTATTTTTGCCACTGTTTTTGTAACGTTCTCGGCTGATAATGTTGAACTATGCGGAATGCCTAATAACAACCCTCTTGTAAATTATCTTGTAGGGGGCTCATCATTCCCATCATGTAGCTACTATGTAGGTCCCTCGGATATACCCACTTATAAGGTTAGTCCCGGAAACGGTGCTAGTGAAACATTCGGTAGTACTAGCTCTGTTACTATTGCAAACTGGATAAAGGATGTAGCTACAAAGAAGTCTACTACACCTGCAATGCGCTTTGGTACTGCTGCAGGTAATGGTGACATTTTAGAAGCAAGCTTTGGGTCAGGTGTAAGTAGTCCAATATTTAGAATAGTATTGCCTTTAGAAGGTGTATTTATAGGGCAGTCTTATACTGATGTTCCGGTCGGTGTTGGAGATGGAGCTACAAAAGAATTTTTACTACCCTCTAAGAATATTAAGCAGGATAGTATAGTAGTAAAAGTTAATGGAACTATAACTGAGGCGGCGCTGGAACAAGTAAGTCGTGCTTTCAATTTTAAGTTAAACAACCCAGCGACACTGCCCGGGAACAACTACGGCTATGGAGTCGCACTTACACCTGACGGCTCGGTATTAGCTGTAGCACACTCTGGCTCCAAGAAAGGAGGCCTATTGTGCCAGCTCTTACATTTGCATTTGAAAAAGAATTAGACCAGAACTATTCTCGAACCTGCGTATGCCATCAACCTGACAACCAAATAATACTTGTAGGTATAGAGAACGAGTTTCAAAGGAATGAAATGGTTAGACCACATCTTGGCGACTATACTAATCTTCCCTGGGCCTATGCGCCGGCTGTTATGACTAGTCAAAAGATACTTAATCTAAGCGTAATAAGTTATCCGCGTATAGGCGGTATTGGCTTCTATACACTTAAGCATGAGAATAGAAGTATTATATTAGCTCCACTAATAACAGATGAGGATAGATATATTGCTCCTACAATGGTAATCAGTGTAGGCTCAGAAATTACTTTCACTATATCAGACCCTGATACTATTTCATATGATTGTTATAGAATAGTTGTGCGTGAAGGTTATTTTGCTGATGAATATGTAACATATGATAAACAGTTCATTATACCGTATGAAGACTTAACAAACAAAGAAATATATCTAATGGGGTACTTAGAGGAGCGACTAGCAAGCGAACCCAGATTATACACCGTGTAAGAGAGGAGGCGAGGCGACATGGAAGAGCAACTATTCAACCCGGATAAATGGTTAAATCTTGGCTTACCGGGTGCAGCACTGTTCATTGTACTAATAATCATAGTGTTGATGTTCAGACAACAAGGCAAAAGTATTGATAAGCTATGTGAAAAGCTTGACAATGTAACAGATGCTTTCTCTGAATCCAACTTAACGCTAAGAGAGGTTATTATAAACAATGACAAAGACCAGAAGGAACTATTGAGACACATCAATAATCTTTCTGAATTAGTCCAAGACATGCATAAGCGTGTAATTCGTTTGGACACAAGACTTTATGAAATGCCTAAGAAAGGAGAGAACATTACATGACTAAAGGAAAAGTCAAAAGTCAGGTTGTAGATACCAACCAGACATCATCCGATGTGGAACATCTCAGCAAAGAAGCTGAAAAAGATTTAACTCCTGAAGCTATTGAGGAGTTATCAAATGGGAAAGGAGATGACGAAGATGAGTAACAGCCCATTAGTAACTTATACCAAACTCTCACCGAATCACAGCGGCAAAAGAACCAAGCCAATTGATACTATCACAATCCATTGTGTAGTTGGTCATTGTACAGTAAAGACAATTGGCGACATCTTTGCGCCGACGAGCCGCCAGGCCAGCAGCAACTATGGTGTTGATGACTGGAACGGTATTGGCCTCTATGTAGATGAAGCGAATCGTTCATGGTGCACATCTTCTAACGCCAATGACCAGCGTGCAATCACAATTGAGGTAGCCAGCGATACAACTGAACCATACGCGTTCACTGCGTCTGCTTACGAAACTCTTATAAAACTGGTTGTAGATATTTGTAAGAGAAACGGTATTAAGAAGCTGGTTTGGTCAACAGACAAAAATGAAAGAGTAAATCACCTGAATGGCTGTAACTTAACTGTTCATAGAGACTATGCGAATAAGTCTTGCCCAGGCAACTGGATGTATAACAAGATGGGTGAGTTTGCAGCAGAAGTCAATAAGCGTCTCGGCGCCGTTGAGCCTCAGCCTACTCCAGCACCAACTCCAAGCGGCTCATATACTGTGAAAGTAAACATCACAGATTTGAATATCCGCAGCGGCCCTGGAACTAACTACAAGATTGTAGGGCAGACCGGAAAGGGTGTCTTCACTATTGTAGATGAAGCTTCTGGTCAGGGAGCGACTAAGTGGGGCAAACTGAAGAGTGGTGCAGGTTGGATTTCACTGGACTTTGTTGAAGGAGCCGCTCCTGTGAAGACAGAGATTGCTAATGGAGACCTTGTAGATTTCAAGGGCGGTAATTACTACATTAGCTCGACTGGTGGTAAGTACTACACAGGCAAGCCTGGTAAAGCAAGAGTTACCCAGGTTGCTAAAGGAGCGAAATACCCTTACCATGTGATTCGCACAGGTAACGAAACTTCAGTTTATGGCTGGGTCGATGCAAACACCGTTTCTAAGTCTTAAATTTAGCCAAATGGCTAATAAATAAAAGGAGGTAAAATTATGAGTATCGACATTATGGAGTTCATCCGACCTGAGTTTTTTATTCTCATTGCCGTATGCTGGGTAATCGGTTGGTTGCTCAAGACAAGTAAGGTGAAGGATGAACTGATCCCTATCTTCTTGTTTACATTCAGTATCCTGGCAGCGTTTGTGTATCTGATCGCAACGACACCCCTGACTACGCTTCAGGAATGGATGCTGGCAATCTTTACAGCCATTACGCAGGGCTTTTTGTGTGCCGGTGCTGCAGTCGGTGGAAATCAGCTTATTAAACAGACCTCGCGTGCTGATCTTTCACATGGCATCACCGAAGTAAAAGAAGATAATGACAAAAACGATTTCCTAACTTAAACATTAAAGCTTCTCCTGCTTAAACAAACAGAAAAGCCTTCTCAACAACGAGAAGGCTTTTCTTCTACTGGTGAAAAGAGATAGGCCATATACCCGCTTCAAAGTCTTCTGGTAGAAAGAGATAGGCCGAAGCTGGCCGCGCTGGGCGTGCCGCAGTAGGATTGCTTACCGGCAAAAAGAAAGGGTAGATCCGTTTAGGATCTACCCTTTTCTTGACATTATGGACTAATATAAGATCTCGGCGTATGTAAAGCCGCGATCAAGCCATTCTTGTTTTGACCATGTCATCAAAAGTAATAAACACTTTCGATAAACACAAAAGACCTAAACGGCGATCCATAAGTGTTGTCATCACACAAGCAAAACAGCCATCATCAAAACCATGAAATTCAACTTTGCGCAGAAACGGCGCTAACATCTTGAGTAGCCGCACTGACAAACCAGGCAGCCCTCCGCACGCAGTAAAAGCTTACCACATTCCGGACACTTTGCTCCTTCCGCACCAGTGGTATTAAGCATCGCCTGCTGTAGGATCGAATTTAATTGTTCAGGCGAGATAGGCATTTCCGCTTTAATGGCCTC